TCGATTGCAATTCTATTACATTCTCTTTCGATCTGTAATATTAGTCCTTTAAACTTTTCTACTGACCATCTGCCATCTGCATCTGTCTGTACGTTGAAGATACCGTTGATAGCTGTGTTGGACTGTAGAGCACCAGTTTTAGCTTGAGAGTTAATAGTTCTGATAACTTCTCTATTGATTTCAGCTAAGATTTCTGTTGACAAGATATTTGCCAATTCTGTCTCAGCGTCAAGACCGTGAATTGCTTTAAGGTCTTGAGCTAATTCTAAGCTGTATTCAGCTTTTAACGCTCTTGACTTAGCAGTCACAGTTGCTTTTTCAATAGTGAAACCCATTTCTCTAAAAGATGACTCTCCTGTTGAACCTAATTTCTCAGCTTCATTTGTAGTCATACCGCCAGCTGCAAGAGCTGTAAGTCTTTCGTCATCAATTGTATTAAGTACTGAAGACACACCTGTTGCTGAGTCTCTTAAACCTGATACGTTATCAGAATCGTGAGTTCCAGCACTGTCACCAGAAAACTGAGTCTCAGCTTCGTTGAATAGTGCTTCTCTATTTGATGTTGAACCACCACCATATCTTGACTTCATTGCGAAGATTAAGCCAGTTGGACCAGACATTGGTTGCACACCACAGATGTCATATGCCATTAAGTTTGGCATTGCACGTCTTACTAGTGCGATCAATACTGGGTTCCAATTTGATACAGAGGTTGTTGCGTTTGCTGGAGCAGCTTCAGTAATCAGACCTTCTTCTCTAAGTGCGATCTCTTGATTCTCAAGTACTGCAGCAGTAACGGCTTTCTTATGGTGATCTTTAATGGTACCAGCAGACTCTTCGTCCAATACTGGGGACCACTTTTCGATCAACTTATCGTATGATACTGTCATTTAGGACTCCCTATTTATTTGCAGTTTTCTTTATTGCTTTAAGATATGAATCCATTGAACCTGTTGACTCAACTACTGGAGCGTCGTCATCTTCAATGATTTCTTCCTGGGTTTTAGCTGTCTTAGCAAAGTATGACTCTTTTAACTGAGCTACTTTCTGTGCGAAAGTTTCTTCGTCTTCGAAGTCTACGTTTTCTGCTAATCCTTTTAGCTTTTCGACTTGAGTTTCAGCTAAGTCTTTAGAAGCTTCTCTAATGATAAACTCCCTCTTATAGCCTTCTAACTCTTCAGCCATTTGAATTGACCTCTCAGTTGAAGCATTGAGTTGAGCCTCAAGTTCTTCAACATTGTCAGCAAGTTCGTCAACCATGTCAACTTTATCTTCTGGCACCTGAATGTGTGACTCAGTAAATAGGTCTTTCAACTTATTCATAAAGTCTTCAGCAATTTCAGTTCTTAAGCCATTTTGAATAGCTAACTTGTTGTCTTCCATCCAGCCTTCAACTACGTAGTTTAGATAGCTGTCTACTTTCTCTACAAGGTCTTTCTTGGTGCTTTCGATTTCTTCTGAAAGCTCCTCGTTATACTTCTCTTCTAGTCTGTCAATCTCTGCATTTACTTTTGTATTGATTGCAGCTTCAAAGATAGTTTCTGCTTTCTGCTTGAATTCATCAGACAGTGTAGCTTCTTCATTGACAAGTGCCTTAAGATCATCTTTAAAGTCAACTTCGACTTTAACTTGATCTTTGACTTCTTCTTCAGCGATTGGCTCGCCTGCAAATGCCTCAGGATCTGTGCTATTATACTGTGTAAACATTGCATTAATGGCTTTCTTATCCATTTTTTGCATGCTACCCACCATAGCAGCAATCATTCCTGCTTTAGTCTTTGGCATTGGATCTTTCTTGGTGTTGTCACCTTTACGCTTTGGAGCGGTTCCGGTTGCTTCACCAGCTTTGTCAACAGAAGCGACTGATTGAGCTTCAGCATTTTTAGGATCGTGTTTCATCTCAGAGATTTCCTCACCCTCTTGGAGTTCCACGTCCTGATTTTCTATATTATCAGCCATTTTTGACTCCTTATTTTGATTTTAATATTGAGAGGAAATTCTTAAACTCACGAACCTGTGTCTCATAGAGATCAGCGCGTGGAGCCTTCTTAATTTCAGTCTCCATTCTTTCAATTGTTTGTGCTTCTATAATGCCGTTATTCCAAACCCATTCAACACCTTCCATTATCCCATTAACAAATGCTCCAGGTGCGGATGGATCTTGCACGATATCTACCGCGTTTAGAATATAATCGTCATTGACGACCATGGCGCCATTACGCTGGCTCAAACTTCCCATACCACGAGTCGATACACCGAATGTAACTCCACCATCGAGTAAGCCTTTTACAACTTCGCCCATAGGGGTGTTCAGTATCGATGCTTTACCCACAATATCATTTCCCTCAAACTTAAGTTCATTGATCTTGTGAGAAACTTTATCGAGATTTACGGTCGGTCCTTCAGGGTGATTTAATTCACCAACTGCTCTACCTTTTTGTACTTGCTCTGTGTCATACTTATTAAGAGCCTTTTCCATAATAGGCATTGGATATATGCGACCGTTTCGATTCTTTTTTTCTGCTTGCGCAAAAATTCCTTGTATAGCATAATTCTTCTTACCGTCTTTACCTTCGGTAATTAAAAATTCCACATCATTTTCGGTAAATTCTGATATTAACTTCATGTTACCCTCTTGGAAATGCTATTTTAGTAAAATGTGTTGTTGCAGTGCCTGCATGTATTTCATCACCACTTTCTTTATGTAATACAAAAGCTTGGTTTTCATGTACTTGCATTGTAGCACCACTTGTAACGTTAGTAATTAAATCATCTGCTGTTGCACAAATATAAACAGTTTTAGCGCCATCAACAGTTGTTTTATTTAAAGCGCCGTTTGCCGTAACTTTGGCAGCTAAAGGTCTAATTTCCATTATTTTATTCCTTTATATTGTTTCATAAATTCTTTTACAGCCTTTTCAGCTTCACGTTGAGAATTATAAGCATCTAATCTATCGCCATCAATATAAGCAACAAATTTATTTCTCTCATTATGAATTTTTACAGGTACTCGATTAATCTTTTTATCGAATACGACTTTACCAATTGGCTTACGGCCTGTTAGTTCTCTTAGTTGTGAAAAAGTTTTCATGTTAATTATATTTATACAAGTTAACTTTTACACCGCAGCCCCTTCAATTTCTTCTTCTTCCTCTTCTACTTCTTCAGACTCAGCTTCTTCTTCAGTTTCTTCGTCTTCTTCGGATTCTACTTCGTCTTGTTCTTCATCTTCAGGTTCTTCCATATTATCTTCATCATCTATTTCGGCTTCCTCTTCTTCTTCCGCAGGTACGCCATTATAGATTTGATCTGCTAATTTAACCTTTTCTTGATCAAGTAAGTCTGACATTTTAATTGTCATTACTTCACCAAATATCTTATTTGCATTATTATAGTCTTTATCCAGAGAAGCTTTAATTAAATCCTGAATTGGATTTGTTTCTTCTTGCTCTGTATTTTCCACGTTCTCGACATTATCCATTATACTACTCCTTGGTCGTCTTCTGGTTCTTGCGCCTGTGCGGCAGCAATTTCTTTATCCATATTTTCAATAGTTTCATCATCCATTAAAAGAATATTCTTTTGTACCCATTGCTTAGAAAAGTATTCACCTACATATTGAGATACTTGATCTAAGCTCTGTATTTTTTCTCTTAATAATTCTGCTTCTTTTAATTCTGCAAAATGATTGTCTCTTAAATAATCTATAGTTACTTTATTTTTCCAACTGTTCCAATCATCTTCAGTAATAATATTTTTCATTATAAGTTGTTTCTTTAAGATGTCGTAAAATAAATTTGAGAATCTATTTCTTAATCTATCGATAAACTTTTGAAACTTAAGTTCATCTCTACTTATCTCAGTTGCTCTTCCTAATGAAAATTGTTGTTCTTGTTCTAATCTATTCATAGGTACATTTAAAGATCTATATAATCTTTTTTGAAAATATATAATATCTTCTATTTGACCTAAATTCTCTCCACCTGGTAATGTAGATATTTCAGTACCTCGTCCACCCTCTCTACGTGGCAACCAAAAATCTTCTAACATTGACATATGTTTTCTGTCGTCTCTTATCTCACCAGTCTTAGCATCGTAAACTAATTTGTTTCTATACTTTGCCATAATGTCTTTCATATATTGTTCAGCTTTACCTCTTGGTAAGTTACCAACATCAATATAAAACATTCTTCTTTCAGGCGCTCTTGCTAATCTATAAATTACTAATGAGTCTTCCATCATTCTCAATTGCGTAATTGGCTTAAGAGCTTTATGTAAATAAGAAACTATTTTCTTTCTATGTTCGTCTAATAAACCTGAAGTTATATAGTTAACAGAATCTAGAGTCATTTTTATTCCAGCATTCTGTGCACCAGGTTTTTCTTGAAATATATAAAACTCATCAACTTTTTCTACAAGTTTTGCTCCGGTAAGTGGATCTTTTTTGCTCTTAACTTGTTTTACTTTTCTCATCTTTGCTGCATCAATGTATCTTATCTCTTGAATACCAGCTGATAAGTTATTTTCATCTACAACTAAATGATGATATAGTCTTCCATCAATATACCATCTTCTAAAAATATCATGACCAAGTTCTTTAAAGTTTAACATGTTAAAAATATTTTCAAACTCTTCAGTCATTTGCTTTTTAATTGAAGCACTAACTGGCACATTGTCTAAGTTTAATTCTACTGATGGTTTTAATTCATTTGCTGTGATTGCTTCGTTAACAATATCTTCTATTGCAGCATCAGCTTCAGGGTGCATTGCACTCCCTCTATATTTTAAAATAAGCTGTGCATTATCTTTGGAATCATCACCTTCCATATTAATATAATGACCATAGTGAGAACCGGCTGAAGTCGCAGTGATATAGCCAGCACCATCGTCGTCTCTTGGCGGAACAGGAGAAGCAAGCGCTTTCTTATCTTTTGTCCTTGTAATTTCAAAACCAAATAATTTAAATGTATTTTCTGCCATTTGAATTCCTTTATAGTTAGGAGGGCCGTAACCCTCCTACTATTTATTACTTAACTTGTAGTGTCAGTCTCGTAGTACTGATAAGCGAAAGTTACTGTGAATCTTTCAATCTCATCATTTGTAGCATAATTGAGATCAATCGGTGACATATCCTGAGGATATGATCCTCTGAATGTGTACTTCTTAAGTGCATCACCTGATCTATCAAGTTGTTCGACTATAAGATCTGCTTCATAAGCCACTGGAGTTGTAAGACCAGTATTTGCACTGTGTGCATTCATACCGTTCATCCATCTTTCCATTGGATTTCTGATAGCAAAATCTGTATCGTTTATTATTGTAACAGTCCAAACATCGAATGTTCTGTCACCAGCCATTTTTAATTGTCTACCACGAAATGGCACAATAATCTGACCGAGTGTTGAACCGGGTAACTGAGCTGCTTCACATAAGAATGAAGTTAATTCAGGATCACCGTTCGCGTAACCTGGAAAGTTAATGGTAGCCTTGAAGAGGTTAGGACGAGCCCCACCACCTCTAAGCTTTGATTTAAAATCATCTACGCCTAATACTGCCATTTTCTACCTCCTAAACTGTGCCAACGACTTCTTCAAAGTCGACGCCAGTTCTTACTGCCACAAAGTTAAGTGTGACGTAGTTAATGGACCTAGCCGGCTT